GAAAATGGGAGTCAAGATTATGCGAGAGGAACAGCTGTATCTACACAGGATCTAGCTGACGATCAATTAACTTTGGTAGTAGATCAAGGTTCATACTTTGCTTTTAAAGTAGATGATATTGAAGAAAGACAATCTCATGTAAACTTTGAAGCTCTTGCAACCTCTTCAGGTGCATATTCACTTAAGAAGTCTTATGACTACAATGTGCTTAAGTTCATCTATGACAATGCGTCAACAAATTCCGCAACAGGAACTGACGGCTCACCAGCAACTGGTGGTTCAGATGGTGACACTTTAGCTAAAATTGTATCACAAGCTAAGACTATTCTTGACGTAAATGACGTACCAGAAGAAAACAGATGGTTAGTTGCTCCACCAAAATTCTATGAAAATCTTAGAATTGCGACTGGAAAACTAATGGACCAATCCGTAATGAATGATAATGCTTCATCACAAATCAGAAATGGTTTAGTGACTGACAGACCATTATTTGGTTTTAACATGTACACAACAAATGCTATCGTAGCAGGTGGTGCTGGAGATGCTACAAACCATACATTCGGAACTGCGTCTGGCGGAACTGAACATATTTTCTTATATGGACATATGTCAGCTATAGCAACTGCTAATCATATAGCTAAAACTGAATTAATCAGAGACCCTGATTCATTCGCAGACATCGTTAGAGGCTTACACGTCTACGGAAGAAAAATCCTTAGAGACGAAGGTGTAAGATCTGGCGTTGTAACATTATAATCGAAGGGAGGATATAGACAATGGCTAATTATAATAGTTCTAATGCAAACAGAAGATTAAAAGCATCTTCTGATAAAGTTAGAGTAATGTCAGAAGTTATAGACTTTACTTCTACTACAACTGCAAATAGTGGCGACACATTTGATGTAATCGGTATCCCAGCAAACACATTAGTAATGTCAGCTGGAGTCGATGTATTAGTTGCAGATACTGCTGGAAACAGTGGTACAATTGCTATCGGAGACAGTGGAGATCCAGATCAATACGTCAACGAAGTAGCACCAACTGCAACAGGTCAAAAAGACCTTTTAGTTGCACCTGAAGCATATTCAGCTGGTGATGACATCAGATTGACTATCGCAACTGGAGCAATAAATGGTAAAGTTAGAGTTTGGGCAACTATGATTTCATTAGATAAAGATGGATCAGATGTTGACGGAGACTCAATGAACGTAACATTTGCGTAATAAATATATATATCTTGGGGGGAGCAATCCCCCCTTGATTTTTTAGGAGAACCATGGCTACTACTTATCTTACATTAACTAACAGCGTGCTAAGAGAATTAAATGAAACAGAGCTAACCTCTGGTACATTTAGTTCTAGTCGTGGAATACAAACTGCTATAAAAGATTTTATAAACAAAGGCATACATGATATTTATAATGAAACAGGTGAGATTCCTCTATTGTATGCAAGAACAACACAAGATTTATTTGTAGGTGATAATGAATACGATTTTCCAGCTGATTTTAGAAAAGCAGATATGGATTCATTTTCAATGGGACCAAAAGAATTAGTAACTAATGGTGAGTTTACATCTAATATAAATAATTGGACGACTGGTGATGGATCACCTTCACATACAACTAGTGGTAATGGTAGATTAAATTTAAATGATGCTGCTGCATACCAAGCTATCAATACTACAGTAAACAAACAATATAGATTACAATTAAGAGTTTTAAGTCCAAATAGTTCATCAAGTGGGTTAATTGTTAGAGTAGGAACATCCGCAGGTGGAACACAAAATTTAAATACAACTGCAGTGGTTACAGATTTTAGAGCTGGCAAAATAATAAATAAAACATTTACAGCTACAGCACAAACATCATTTATTTATGTAGAATCAGATGGTGTACAATTAGATGTTGATTATGTAAGAATATCAAGAAATGATATAGCAACTAGAAAATTAAGTTTTATATCATATGATAATTATCTACAATCATACAAACCAACTGATGATACTAATAATAGTGGTAATTATGCTGCACCATTAAGAGTTTATATATTACCAAACTATACAGCTTTTGGCGTAAGCCCAAGACCAAATTTAAGTGAGTATACTGTAAGTTATAATTATTATACTACACATACAGATTTATCAGCTCATGGAGATAATATGTCATTACCTGACAGATTTAGAACATTAGTTATAGATAGAGCTAAATATTATACATATATGTTAAGATCAGATCCACAGCATGCACAATTAGCTGATAGAGATTATCAAAGAAAATTAAGATTATTAAAAGTAGATTATGCTACTAAAAATGATTATATGAGAAGTGATACAATTGCAGAAAGTATTGCAACAAATATAGGAGCTAGAGCAAACTAATGGCTATTAGAGAAGAAAATAAAAAAGTTCAGGATAATATGAATTATAAATCTGATAAAGATAAAATGCAAGAAGAAATGCTAATGGCAAAACTAAATAAAGTTGAACAGAGAGCATATGATAATTTAAAAAGAGCTGATGAATTAGATATGCTTAATGATGAACAAAAAGAACAATTAAAAAATTTAGAAGAAAAAAGGAAACAATAAAAATGGCTATTAAAAATGGTATGAAAATTGTTGATAATATGGACGGTGAAAAAAATGCCGCTAAAAAATTAAATATAGAAATAGCAGATTTAAGTAAAAGTAGAATTAAACAATTATTATTGTTAAAAGAGGAAGCTGAAAGAAAAGGTGATACTGATAAAATTAAAGAAATTGAATCAGAACTTTTTCAAATGAAATCATAATCGTATGCCAACAACAGATCTTATATCACCATTTGTTGTAAGTTGTGCTGGTGGTTTAACATTGAACAAAGATGTATTCTCAATGCAACCAGGTGAAGCATTAATCTTACAAAATTTTGAACCCGATATTAAGGGTGGATATAGACGTGTTGATGGAACAGCATTATATAATACAAATATAGTACCACAAGGTTCTAGTAATACTAGTAAAATAGTTGATTGTTCTATTATATTTAATGGACAAATTATCGTAGCTAGAGGTGGTGATATACATAGAGGAACTACTTCTGGAAGTTTTACATCATTAACAACTGGATTAGGAACTTCAACTCAAGCATACGATTTTGAAAAATTTAATTTTAATGGTACTGATAAATTAATTATCACAACAGGACATTCACCTGCACAAATAATTAATTCTAGTTTCGCAGTTGATGTAGTAAATGCAACAGGTGGCGGAAGTGCTCCTAGTAATCCTAAATTTGTAAAAGCATTTCAAAACCATATGTTTTATGCTGGTGCAGCTAATTCACAAGAAGTTATATTTAGTGTACCATTTGAAGAAGATAATTTTACTACAGGTAGTGGGGCAGGATCATTTAGAGTTGACTCTACAGTTGTAGGATTAAAAGTATTTAGAAATGAATTAATTATATTTTGTGAGGATAGAATATATAAATTAACTGGAACATCAAGTTCTACATTCGCAGTACAAGAGGTTACAAGAAATATTGGATGTAAGGATGGTGGTAGTATTCAAGAGATTGGTGGTGATGTAATATTTTTAGCACCAGATGGTTTAAGAACAATTGCAGGTACAGCAAGAATTGGTGACGTTGAACTTGGATCTATATCTAGACAAATACAATCTAGAATAGATGAAGTTGGTTTAGATAGAATATCATCTTTAGTTATAAGATCTAAATCTCAATATAGATTATTTTATCCAACTACTTCTGGCCCACAAGGTTCAGCAAAAGGAATTATAGGTGTATTAAAAAATAATCCTAATAGAGGATCTATTGGATTTGAATATGCAGATATGGTAGGTATTAAACCTTCATCAACAGATTCTGATTTTATTAGTGGTGTTGAAACACAAGTATTTGGTGGATTTGATGGATTTATTTATAAAATGGAAACAGGAAGTACTTTTGCAGAAGGAGCTTCTAATAATACAATTTTAGCAGTATTTAGAACACCTGATATGGTTATGGGAGATCCAGGTATTAGAAAATATATGCAAAGAGTTAATTTAAACTACGAAGGTGAGGGTACAGCTGTAAATGCAGATCTTGCAGTTAGATATGATTATGATGATCAAAATACACCTCAACCATCTAAAATAGCTTTAACATCAGGTGGTGGAGCTGCGATTTATGGACAAGCATTATATGGCAATGCAAACTATGGAGCATCAGGTATACCACTTATAAGACAATCAGTAGAAGGATCAGGCTTTGCTGTTGCATTAAAAATAGATGATCAAAATAGCTCTAATGCATTTTCAATTAAAGGATTTCAATTAGAATTTACCCCAGGAGGAAGAAGATAA